TGTATTTTCAGAAGAAGGAAATACTCTTGAAATCTATCCAGGCACACACGTCTGGCCTGCTACCGACTTTCCTTTCAATGGTACTACTATTGTAGGTATTGGCGGAAAAAATGCTTGTATTCTTACAGGCTCCATCAACGGAAGCACAGCTTCTAAAGGTGAAAACTTTATCTCAGGTCTTACCATCAATGGTACAGCAGCTGTACCTGCAGTTGACATGAAAGCTACAGCACAACGTTGTGGTGTACATGTAAGTGATTGTATTATCACTGGAGGTAGTTTTGCAGTGCAAAATGCCCAGACAGCGTCAACAGTTGCAAGCGGTGATCCAGCTACCGTTGTTAGAAATATCTGGTCAAGCTGTACCAAAGGTCTTTCTACTAATGCTAATACTACAGCTATTAGCTCTACAATGGCCGGTGCATGGATGACTACTATTGCTGACACTCAAGCCCCTGCTGTTGTTGTTGGTACTGCTGACTTGGTATATGCTGCTGCTAACGCAGGTAATATGACAGAAACAATCACTTCAAGAACTATCGTCAGCTAATAACTAAAATTTTATAAAGGAGAAATAATCATGGCAATGATCAAAAAAGAAGCATCTGGAACACCTCGTAGATACGTTAATTCTGCGATTCCCCCCAGTGCTCCTACTTTAATTCCACAAGGCGGAACTAACCTTAAAGGTAGTAAGCGTGGAGTTAATAGTAGTGTAAAATGGTATGCAGACCCTATGGGTATGGGCCCAGTTATTAGTGACACTTCAAAATCTACTGATAATCTTGGAGCTAAAATGCAAGAAGGTCCAGCTACTATTGGTGGACGTAGTTCTAAAACACCTAATAAAGTGTATAAGAATCTAGGTCCAGGTGGAAAAGGCAGGTTTTAAGAATGGCTAAGTCACTTTCCGGTGCCACAGTTCGAGCAGGAAAAAGCGTAACGATTGGTGACAATCGTTACGGCCTTCGAGAAGTGTATGATGCTGAAGAGATGCAAAAGACTTTAGCTTACTACAAAGGTGGAGGTGAACTTACAGTTAAAGAAGTAAAGAATCCCCTTACTCAAACGGTAAAGACAGTTAAAGCAAATGCCAATCGTACCTGAAGTTTTTCAGACATCTAAAAAACCAAAACCTATTAAACTAAAAAAACGTAAGGTTAAAAAACGTAAAACTACTCCAAAAAAGAAGTAACTCCATTAGAGGATTTAGTCAACTTATTGGTTCTTAGTAATGCTCTTAACCAACTTTTTTCATAAGGCGCACATATAAAAATGTGCGCCTTACACGTTTCCATAATCTTATTCATTAATTTTTTATTATCTACATCACAAGATATAAATACTAAATCATCTTCTAACATATATTCATAATTATAATCATATCCATCACATGTTACTATATTTATATGATCTTTAGCAGGTGATTTTATTACTAGATCACGTCCTATAGCTGCTCTTTTATCTTCAATCTCAATTCCTACTTGTTGTATATGCTTATATTTTTTCTGTATATCAAACATAGAATAAGGATACATACCTGATCCTATAAGTACTAAATTTTTACATTTCTTAAATAAAGATGTTTTCTTTTTGTCTAATAAAGTCTTATATATCCATGCATTTGTTTCAGCTTTCCTATAGGCTAATAATGCTCTTCTTTTATTTACATTTTGAGCATTAGCCCAGCTATTCATAGCTCTATCTCTAGTCTCTTCATTAGTGCTATATTCTTTTTTTCTAAATTCAAAAGTAGTTAAGCCTAATTCAATAGTCTTTTTTCTTATTACTAAAAAGTCTGCTATTCGTTTTTGTAGATCCTCTTTAGCTTCCTCTGCTAATAGTTGTAAAGATAATATCTCACCTCTACTAACTAAGTCTCTCCATATAAGTTCCTGTTTAGCAATTTCCTCAAAATCCATTATATATCTCCGATAAAATATCAGCAGTATTAGATGTACCTCGTAAATTGTAATTAAAAGGCTTAGGTTTATATCCTTCAACTATTTTATCTAGTACTGACTTTATTCCACTAAACTCCTGCATAGTTATTACTTTAAAAAAATCATAAGGCTCAAAAGTAAATGCTCTTACAAATTGTTCCATTTTTCTACCACTTTGTCTAGGAACTACTATAGAGGGAACTTGACTCTGTAATATTTCTACTGTAGCATTGTATCCTCCATAAGTAACATACCCAGCACAATCTATTAATTTTTTTCTAAGTTCAGGCACATATTCTACAAGATATATATTTTTATTTTTTCTACCTCCTATAGAGTTATATTTATTAGCTATAGGCATAATAAACTTATGTTCAGGATAGTGGTGTGCTATTTCTGCAATTTTTTTAAAAATAACTACTGCCTCATCTTTATTTAAGCCAGTGCTAATATAAATATTATTATTTTTTTGGTTATGTTTAGGCTGTGATTCGTCGCATACATATCCTGTATAGGTAATTAGAGATTCAATATCTTTTATTATTTGTACAGAATTAGCTAATCTAGTTCTATCACTTATAAGAGGCAATATGTCTTTATCACCATGAACTAATATAGAATCTGCATAATATTTACAAACTATATTTTGAGTATAAAGTACCCAGTCTTGTAGTTGATTATGATGTGGTTCATCCCATGGAAAATCTCTTACAGATATAACTATCTTTATACCTCTTTTTTTACATTCAGCAAGATACCTAAAATATTCATGTGCAAATTGTTGTCTGCAAAAAGGAAAACCTTCACATACTAATACTTTAACCTTATATTTTTCTATAGTTTTTATAAATTGATTAATACGAAAATTTATAATAGGAGCTTGCTGTATAAATTGAAAAACTTTATTAATATCTGGTATTTTATAATCACCTAAAAAAGCTGTATGAGGCACTTTATATTCTAAAGGTGGTTGAAACAATTGATCCATGATTACAACTTCATGTTGTTCTGCTGTTTTTTCCGCTATAAATTTAATTCTTTGAGAGTGCCCTAATCCTCTATAGTATTGAGTAAGAAAACCAATAGACATTAAAGATCCTTAGCTAATGGAAATACCTCTGCTATAGCCTGCCCACATGCTTGAGCTAATTCCATATGTTCTTTTTGTGTGCCATTAGCACTACGGAGTTCAATATAATGAACCCAAGAACGAAGAGTACCATTTACGTATAGTCTTGATAAAGTAAGTCCTTCTGGTAATACTTTTCTAGCTTGTTCTTTAGCAATACCATTTTCAATAGCCCATTCATAAGCTTCTTCAGCTTCCTGCATGACTGCCCATTGTTTAAGATTCCATTGAGTTTGTAATTCTGTATCGTTAGTTTCTATACTATTTTGACGATTCTTTGTATCTTGAAGTCTAGCTTCTGATAATTCAAAACTATCCCCCATATCAGCAGGATCTGCATAGCGTTGGCTAAATTCTTGAAAAGAAAAAGAACGATGCCGTAAAAGTTGTCGCGCAATATCTCTTGTAGTCTCAACTTCCATTGTAGCAGATACCATTTCTAAAGGTGACCAGTGTTTATGTTTAATTAGATATTTAATTAATTTTTCTGCTGTATCGCTATTCATTTGATTTGTAGGGTTTGATACTCTAGCACAGTATGCTACAAAGTCCTGTAGATTGTCTATACCAATAAAGACTTCTGGCATAACCTGGGTATATCCCATTAATTTAACTTTCACTTGGTTTGACTCCTCTAGGATTTTTTAATGTTTCTTCTTTTACTAGTTGTCTAGTAGTTTTTTCTGCCTCATTTATATCTAGCTGATGCGTAGCAAAACCTCCATCTATATACTGTTGTATAACACTTCTACCATAGTCTAGATCTCTATGTTTTTCTTTTTTTACATCATGCACTTCAGGTCTAATTTTCTTTTTAATTTTTTGAATATAACTTTTCGCTGATGAATTTTTCCAAGCAATATCTTCTATCTCTTCAACGTAATTTAATACCATTCGTGGGCGGTAGTTTACAGAGAAAGTTGCAATTTTTTGAGTTGGCTGTATCATCTGTGCTTGTTCAGAATTATTTTTAATCAATAACCATATTTCATTCCTGAATGTAAATTCAAAGGTAGAAATACCATCAGCTAAAGCTAATCCTTGTTCATATACTAAATCAGTAAATGAGTTAACTTCTATTCTAAAATTAGGATTTTTTAATGCAGGATATATACCAGTAGGTATAGGTATAGTTTTACCACTTGCAATTTTTACGGGACTGACAATACATGCTCTTAGATGAAAAAAGGGATCAAGATTAGTATCTTGATTGAATCCCCATTCACAGCTATAATTTTGTTCTAAGTATTTTGCGGTAGAACTTTTCTCAATATCTATCTCACAGATCTGATAGTCGGTCAAGAGCTTCTTCCCCTTCTTTTCCAGCAAGAATAGCATCAGTACAGTATTTTAAATTGATTAGATTTTCATTTCTAATCAATCTTTCTTTACCCGCATTTAGATTTTGAATATATTTAGCCCGACCTTTTAGTGGTAAAGCGGCTAGTAAGTTATCTAAGGTTTTATACTCTTTAGCAAGTCCTTGAGCACGTTTAGGTCCAATACCTTCAATACCTATAATATTATCACCTTTATCACCTTCAATGATCCTAGACATCATAAACTGTGCAGGTGTAAGTTCTAGATCTTCTTGCAAAGATTCTAGTGTTACTTCTTTGCGTCCGAATATATTAAATACAGATACATCCTCTTTTATTAGTTGAAGCAAATCTTTATCTGAAGATACAACCCAAGTATGGTTGTAGTTCTGCGATAGGTTCTGGGTAATCCATGCAAGAGTATCATCAGCTTCTACACCTCTAAACTTTACTACCTCATCATCAAGTTCGTCTGGGAGAGAGTTGAGAACAGCAAAAAACTCTTCAAAGCGTTTTACTTCATCGGGATCATCAGATTTTGTCCGTGTGCCTTTATAGTCTTCTAGCATCTCCATTCTATAATAACTTTTACCAAAGTCAAAGCATACAATAGTGCGTTTTGCTTCATAAGATTTTGCTAGTGATTGAATAGTTCTAATAAAGTCATCTGCAAAAGATGCGTGATTTGGTCTACGAAGCCAACGGTATGATAGATTATTAGCATCTACAATTAGTAGATTGTTATGGTCAGAGTAGTCAGTTTCTTGCACATCTGCAAGATCATTCCATGATTTAGTCATATTTATCTCCTATGTTTATAAATAAATATAACAAATATAAAACAAGTTAGCAATAGCTATGTCACTTCTCTTCCCTATATTTAGGTAATTTATCAGCTTTCTTTACTGCTTTAATCCAGTCATCTAATCTAGATATTTTAAACTTGTGTCCAAAAGATGAAATCTCTACATAATCTTCAACTTCTGTATTATCATCGTATGCTGCAAAATCTTTAGATCTATCCCATCTAAATAATAATAAAGGTTTCTTTTTCATTACTTCAGCTTCTCGAACTGCTTGTTCCCAGAATCCAAATATATTAGTAGTCTTAGAAGTTAATAGATTATTCCATTGAATCTCTTTATAGTGTTTACACTCAATACAATAAGGCCACCATGCAGTATCATGAGGTGTCCATATATCTCCTTTTAAATAGTCTATTGCCCCAGATAACGGAACTCTTCTGAACTCTACATCAAACTCTTTACTTAATAGTGTAGCTATTTTTTGTTCGTATGCTGAACCTTTAGCTTTACTTTTATTGTAGGCCATCTATCATGAGGCTCTCTTTCTTTTTAAATCTAAAGTTACACAATGAAATCCTCCAGCTAGAAGCCTATCATGCCGTAACTCTAATGGTATAGTCTCAATACCTATAGCATTTAATTTTTTATGAATTTCTGTTTGTTTTTTATCTACAATAGCAAGATTTGGATTTACACTCAGAAAGTTCATACCAATCCACTCACTGGCTCCCCAAGGTAATCCTACTGGTGCTGTTGTTTCTCCAATACATTCATTTATCCAAATCTTATCCCAAGATTTAAATATCTCAGGTTCGTTATCAAGATTGACTCTACTTGCGTTATATAATACTAAGCCTTCTCTAACAGGCACTATAGTACTATCTAAATGTGCGTATGAATATAATCCTTCTACTATATGAACTTTATATTTATCTCCTAATGTACGTTGTAACCATTCTCCACCAAGCCTATTTCCTGTATTAGATATTTGATATAGTATATCATCGTTAGCTCGCACACAGTTAGCAGCTTCAAATAAAATCTCTTCATTATTTAAAGCAGGCACACCATCTGTATCTTCTTTATAGTTACTATCATATAATATAGGAACAGGAGCTTTTAGCCATGAGTACCCTTCATGAAAGAGTTTAGTAAATATTTCTCTATAACCCCATGTTTCAAACTGTCTATTCCATATAGGTGAAGGTGTTTCTATTATTTTATTATCAACAATTAGTGTCATATCTCTAGGAGAATAATAATGCCAATTTTTACCATGCCATGTAGGTGATTGTGTATTATATTCTGCATATTGAGTATCAGGTCTATGTACTTTTACACCTAAGTCTTTTAATGTAGTACTTAATACTTCTAAGTCTTCATTTTGTTCATCAATAATTTGTTTAGGGTAATAACCTACTACAGACTTAATATATTCTTCTTCATACTCTGGAAACTGACATTTAAGAGTGCTAATATTAGTTATAGGTATATTACACGAAGTAGCAGTTCCTACTATAATTTCTTCTAGCTCATCCCAATCATTATTACAAGTCATATTTCATTCTTCCATCCCATATTCTAGAAAAGCATAGTCTATTTCCATTGCCACCTCTGTTATATTCTCTAAACCGTCCAGAATAGTCTATACCAAAATATACACAATAGGAAGGTACTAAATCAAGTTTTTGACAAAACGCAAGTTGTTTACTATGGTATTTCTCAAATACATAATTAGCTGGAAATTTCTTCATCATAGCAGTACCAAGATATGCACTTAGTAAATTAATATAATTATAGTTATATTCATTTATTACATATATTTGATCTTCAAAAGGTTCTTTTTGTAATCTAATACCTACTCTATGATTCTCAATAGGAAATACTTTAGATAGAGATGACACTACATATTCTATACAAGGATGAGATAAGTCAAATGACATGTCTACTCCTAGATTAAGATATGCTAAATCCAACATAACAGGCACTTTTAGTCTATCACAATCACATAATATTTTTTCAAGACTACTAGGCACTCCACCTGTATCAGCAAAAGGAACACTCAATAATACTACATCACCTTCTTTAATAGGTTCATCGTCTAACCAAGCAAAATTATCGCTATACCATAATGATTTCATCATTTGATTATAGAAATATTCACCTTTTGCTATTCTTAGTCTATGGTTATCTCTATATCTAATATAAAACTGTGCAAAAGATTCTGTAGTTCCTTGTGTAAAACACATATGAGTATATTGCTCTACTCCATTAATTCTTGGAAAATGGCTAAACATCCATTGTTTGTATGTTTGAAGAAACTCTTGTTTTATTATTTCTGCGTTTTTCTCTGTATAATTATTATTAACAGTAAACATTCTTATAGTTTCATCTCTATAAGAAGTTAGCTCTCTATCATGCACACTGTATGCCCCACCAAAAGGTTTACTTTTATTATCTGGTAGATTTGTATATCTAATTGCCATTAATTTAAAAATCCTGATAGCTGAAGTGTATATTTATTTTCCATACCACAATTGCCTGATAGATGAGGAACGTGTTCATTGAATATCCATCCTGTATTCTTTTTCCAGTTCCATTTTAATTCGTTTCCAAACTGAAGTATATGTCCTAATTTCCAGTCCTCTACATATATATTAGCTCTAACAGGATCTCCTATATGATCTAGCTTTTGCTGTCTTAGTTTGTAGAAACTATCTATATGTAAAGGTATACAATTTCCAGGTTTTTGTTTTATTACTGATATAGTATATAGATCTATTCCTACTTGGTTTCCAAGAATATCATAGTCTATTTCTTCTCTAGTCAGAAATCTTTGATAAATTACTGTATTATGACTTGTATAAGTTACAGGTAAACCTCCATACGAATCATGCACATGTTGTTGTTTTTTGACATTATTATGAATAGATGTGTCTTTATACTGTTCCCAATCAAAATCAAATATAAAAGACATATCATAATCTATACTAGCTTCTTTTAAAATCATGTTTCCCATGGCATCCATCCTTTATGTTTATGCCCAAAATTTAAATATGTATTAATTTTATCTTTTTCTTCTTCATTATGCAAACAAAATTCCTCATTAACAAACCATATAGTAATATTATTTTCTAGCGCTAAATTCAATAACTTATCTCTTCTAACTATTTCATCAGGTAAAGAATATATACTACTCATAACTATAACATCTACTTCAGATACTATTAGGTCTTCTAGTATAGGCATCCAATGTAGATACTCATTTTCAACTTGAATCATGTTATTAGGTATGTTACTAGTTTTACAAAATGTGCGCAATGCATCTCTTTGTAAGTTAAGAGGAATATCTCTATCATAATCTGTGTTATTACCTATATACCCTATACAGGTATCATTTGTATGGTCTATTACCTTATATTCTGTATCATTAGGTAATCTAAAGAATCCGCCAGGAAGTCTGCCCCCAAACTCTTCTCCTTCTATTAGCACATGCCAATCTATAGCCATTCTGGTAATAGTAGTTTCATTATTTACATTACCGTGTAATATTTCTTGATGAAATAGGTGTGCCTGTCCTATATCTAAATCTACTGGATAAGCAGTTTCTAAACACGCGTCCTCAAATTTTTTCTGACTCCATTGATTGTTTATTAATGATTTTGTAATTCTTCTTGATTCACTGGTTGATACTACATACATAGAGTTAGTATCATATGCTCTTGTTAATGGCATCCATATAGTGCCTTGGCCTCTACCATTTTTATAGAATATACCTTGGTGAAATGGTAGTTTTCTACCTAATCTTTCTTGATTAGGTATTACTAAATTAAGAGTCGGTCGTCTCTTAATTAAATATCTTTTATCATTTAATAAAGGTGCTATATAAGTTTTTGCAAAAGTATCAAACTTTTTAGAATAATCAGGAGCACTCAGTCTTTTTTGGACCATATCTGTTATGGGTATCAATTCTTTTGTAGGTACTTCTTTATGTATATTTTCAAGACTGGTTACATAAGGATATACCTCTTGTATTATTTCTAATACCCATGCACCCCAAGGATAGCAATCATGATCATATTCTAGCGTATCATTATCAAAATTTTTATATATACTATTCATTAGTTATGTCCTTATATAGCCTTTTATTAGTTTCATCTGTTATTTTATTATATAAATTATGATTATATTCGCATATGTTTTGTAACTGCTCCATACGCGCATCAAAACTATCATTATTAATTAGTCTATTAATTTCCCTAAATATTTGCATTAATCTTTTATTTGGGTTTTCTATATTATCATAAGTTTCATTAATTATGGGATCAAAAGTTTTATATCCTATATCGTGCAAATATTTTAGTGTTCCTTGTCTACCTAGAAATATAAAAGGTTTTTTATATTTAAAGCATCTACAAATTTTTTCAGATATATAAGGTATTCCTAAGCTATTAAAATCTCCTTCAGGAATAATATTAAGTGATACTTTATTTAATGTATCTTCTATATCTAAATCATCAAAGATAAGATTTGATTTATCTTGTGTAATTTCTTTACCTTTATTTTTTGCAGTAATAAATCCTCTTGATAACATATCACTTTTTTTAAAAAATAATAATAACTTCTTTCTTTCTTCTGACTCTTGATAGTTCATTAAAAAACAACAGAAACGTCTATTAGATTCTTCTACTAAATACTTAGCTTTATGTTTTCTACCCTTAGTGCTATAGTTATCTAACGAATAGTTATTACAAGTTCCTATTATAAAATTAGGAGAATTAATATAATGTAAAGTACATATTCTTATATTTTTATATACAGGACTACTTTCTATTATATCTTTAAAATTTTCTATACTACTATTCATAGGAAATGGCTCAAATATAAAAATTAATATTATACCATTTCCTTTATCATAAGATTGCTTTACTTTTTTGGGTATTAGTGAAAATATATCATTCTGATGTATTTCAGCTGGTATACCACCTGCTTGATACTGAAATAACCAATGCATATATCCAAGGCTACTAATTACTACAGGATATATCCATTTACCTTCTATTTTATCTACAAAATAAGAGGGATAATAATCTATATCTAAATCTGGAAATCTAGATTCTAGTATTAATTCTATACGTCTAACAGCTGGTAGTATATTATTTTTAATACCTGTATTTGCGTCTATATTATCTATTAATACTTTTAATTGCTTCATTCAGTAAGTCTACTTATTAACTTAGGTATAGCAGCATTTTGAGTGCTTACAAATAATTTATAGTTATGTTCGCATATTTCTTCTAACTTACGCATATCATTTTTAAACTCTTCTATAGGTTTATTTGCTAGTATTTTTATTTGTCTACAAACTTCTATAAATCTTAATTTATCATTCTCCATTTCATCATAATCTTCGTTTATGATAGGACTAAATGTTTTATATCCTAAGCTTCTCATATACTTTAGTGACTGATGCTGCCCTAAATACACAAAAGGTTTTTTATTAATAAAACATCTATATACTTTTTCACTCATAAAGTGGTCAAGTTTTCTTTCAAAATTACCTTCAGGTATGATATTAATTGCTGATTTATTTAAGGTATCTACTATATCTAAATGATTAAAAAATAATTTATCATTTGTGGCAGAGATAAATCCTTTATTTATTAAATCATTTGATATAAAAAATTTTAGCAACCAATCTCTCTCTTCAGTCTCTGCATGATTCATTAGAAAACAACAGAAACGTCTATTATCATAGTTTTCTAATCTATCATAACGTATTGATTCCCCATCTAATGGGCCCCAATCTTGCATTAGATCTTGTAATATATTAATAAATAAAAAATTAGGAGAATCTATATAGTGTAGAGTTAAAAATAATAGATTGTTATATCTAGGATTATTCTCTATCATCTTAACAAAAGTTTTTATATCAATAGATGTATGTGTACCTCCCAAAGGTTCAAATATTACAATTAATACAGTTACTTTATTTTTAAAGTATGCTTTTTTTACTTCTTTAGGTAATAGTGCTATTACGTCATAGTCACTGTCTCCAACAGCAAACATAAAATTAATATAAGTTAGATTATGCATAATAATAGGATACACATATTTATCTAGTTTACCTATATAGTGTAAACTGCCTGAAGCATGATATTCTACATTAGCTGTTTTATTAGGAAATATAGATTGTAAAGCATAGTGTGTATGATCTGTTTTAATTATATTACCTAATACACCTTTATCAGGATCTATATTATCAATTAATACTTTAATAGTTTCCGTCATTTTGTATATTATACTTTGCTATGATATATTGTTTAAGAAAGTCACTTCTTACTATATCCTCAATTCCAAATTCAATAGCAGTAAATTCTTTTAGACATTTAAGGATTCTCATAAAGTGTTGAATACCTTTTTTATCATTCTCTTTAGTAAGATCAGATTGTGTATAGTCTCCAGAAAATATAATTTTACTGTTTTTACCTATTCTTGTAATTATACTATCAAGTTCATGAAAATTCAAGTTCTGACATTCATCCACAATTACTACAGCGTTATTTATAGTTATGCCCCTAATAAAAGATGTACTCATAAACTTTACATTGTTTTGCTGTTTTAGTGCATCATAAGCATCTTTTATACCAAAAAGCTCCCCACAGACAGATCTGTAAGGAGCTTCATATAAGGACACCTTTTCTTGCTCATCACCAGGTAAAAATCCTATGTCTCTTGTAGATACTACAGATCTAACTATAAATATATCATTATAATCTGATGAAGGATCTAATACTTCTTCTAGGGCCAAATATAGAGATAAAAATGTTTTACCAGTTCCTGCTATACCGTGAAGTAATAAGTGTTGATTTTCTCTGTATGCTTCATATGTTTTTCTTTGATTGTCAGTAATAGGTGAGAATGTTAGTAGATCGTCTATTCTCACTTTTTTAAGTGGTTGTGTCTTGCCGTTGTTTCCGTTATTATTTCCGTTACCCAAGTAGTGAGTCTCCTTTAATTAGTATCAGATTCTAAAAAATCTAATAACTCATTATAGCCTCCTACATGCTTATCATCAATAAAAATTTGTGGAACAGTGCGGGCATTGGGCACTGCTTCTAAAAATTCCTCTTTGGTATACTCTTTTCCAATTATCTTTTCTTCATAATCAATTTTTAATATGTTTAGCGTTGTTTTAGCTTTAATACAGAAATTACAAGTGGGTGTACTCCAAATAGTTGCTTTCATAGTTTATCTCCTTGGATCTTTAACTGTGATATTAGTTATGTAGGGATTATCAATAACAAATAATATAACTTTTGATACTTCTTCTACATCTAATATATAATCGTTATTATATAAATTAGGTGCTTTACTAGTTTGATGAAAGTTTGTTTTTATTCTCCTAGGTACTATTTCTACAAATCTAAAACTATGTTTCATATCTTTTGCTACTGCTTTAGTAAAACAACTTAAACCACTTTTAGTAGTAAAATACGTAGCAGTATTCTCTTTTAGATCCTCTACACATCCACTAGTAATATTTATTACAGTACCTTTACAGTTTTGATTAATAAATTGATGAGTAAGTAACATAGGACTAAGTAAATTTACATTAACTTGACTAATTATATCACATTGTGTCATATCATTAAAAGATTTACCCATTCCTAATTCATGACCTGCATTATTTATTAGTATATCTATATTACTAAGATCAATAGATTGTACTGATATAATATCATTTAAATCAAATTTAGATCTATTTATAGATACAACTGTATCACCTCTTTTAATTAGTGCTGTTTTTGTAGATTTACCTATTCCTTTAGATGTTCCAGTTATGGCTACTCTAACTATTTACCTATTCCTTTATCAATCAATTTCATAACTTCTTCAAATGAGTTATATTCCACTTATACTAACTCCTGAATCAGACACATATCGGGGATTAAACTCTCCATCAGGATGACGGTCTTTTAATTTTTCAAAGTTTTTTGCTATCACTTCATTAGGATCTAAGTGTAATGCTAAACAGTTTTGAATCCAATACCACATAATATCTCCTAGTTCACTTTCTAGTCGATCTTTAAAATCTTGATTAAATGGTTTACCATGAAACATTAGTTTTTTAACTAGTTCGTTATACTCACCAACTTCTCCACTAATTCCTATAGCGCCAGTAAGTATTCTAGAAGGATGTGGAAGTCCCATATCTTCTAATTCAGTAAGTCTATCTCTTGTATCATTTAATGACTTAGACGTTTCTGATGTTACACCGTCTACAAACTCTTTATATTTATTTAAATCAATCATGCTCGCCATTCAACCTCCGGCCATTATAACCATCAATACGC